ACCGTGGACGCCGCTATCGACAGCGCCCTGCAGGCGCTCCAGGGGGAGGACGTCGCAGGCGCACAGGCCGCGCTCCAGACCGCGGACGAGGCCATGGACGGCCTCATGGAGGCGCTCAACGTGCCCGATCCTGACGAGGACGAAGCACAGCTCCGTGAGATCGAGCGGGCGGCGCAGTGGAGCAGCGGCTACATCAACGACCTCCCCGACGACAGCTTCCTCTACATCGCGCCCGGCGGGAAGAAGGACGGCGACGGCAAGACGACGCCGCGCGACCTCCGCTACTTCCCCTACAAGGACGACGCCGGCAAGGTGGACCTGCCGCACCTGCGCAACGCGCTGGCGCGGATCCCCCAGTCCGACCTTCCCGCCGACGTGAAGGCCACCGTGGCCGCCAAGGCGACCCGCATCGCCAAGGACAACGGCATCGGCCAGCAGAGCGCGCCCGACCTGACCGCTCTGGACGGCCTCGAAGACCTCGACCGCGAACTCGCGGCCCTGAAGGCGCGCTAACCCCGCCTTCCCAGTCGTCCCGCGCTCCTATCGGCCTCCGACCAGGCGCGCCCACGTCCAACCACAGGAGTACTCGCGCATGCCCACGGAAACTTGGAAGGAAAAGGCCGAGCGGGCCCAGGCCCTCGTCGACCAGGTGAAGCGCGACAAGGAGGCGATCACCTGCGCCGAGGACGCCGAGAAGCTGACGGCGATGTTCACCGAGGCCCGGGAGCTGGCCGCCGAGGCCGGCGCCGAGCGGGCCGCGATCGAGAAGGCGCGCCTCGACAGCCTGCTCGAGGCGCACGACCTGGACACCAAGCGCCAGACGGCGCGCGAGTCGGTGCGGATGGTGCGCCCGACCGTGCAGCCGTTCGTGGCGTCGGAGGGCGTGGCTTCGGCGCTGACGCTCTCCGAGCGGATGCGCGGCGACCACGTCCGGATGCTGGCCAGCCAGCGCTTCGTGGACTCCATCCCTGACCTCCAGAGGGCCGCGCTCTCCGAGGGCACCAGCGCCGCCGGCGGCTACCTGGTGGTGCCGGCCTACCTGCAGGACCTCTTCGCCGAGACGCGGCGCCAGGGCAACGCCCTGCGCAGCTACGGCTGGCTGAACATCCACCCGGTGGAGACCAACCAGGTCTTCATCCCCAAGGGGACCGGGGCGGCGACCGTCGGCTGGGTCTCGGAGAACACCGCCAAGCCGTCAGCGGACCAGACCTACACGCAGATCGCGGTGTCGATCTTCACCGCGGCCGGCATCAGCAAGCAGTCCAAGCAGCTGGCGATGGACTCCTCCCCCACCGTGCTCGACCTGAGCACGCGGGAGCTGGGCACCCTGCTCGGCAACCTGGAGGAGCAGGCGATCATCGCCGGCACCGCGACCGGCCAGCCCCGCGGCATCCTCAACGTGACCGGCCTGGCCATCGCCCCCCAGTCCGCCTCCGACACCGTGAACGGTGCCGTGGGCACGTCAGCCACGGCGCAGGCGATCATCGACCAGATCATCAACGCGGTGGTGGCGATCGAGACGACCTACTTCGCCCCGCCCAACGGCGTACTCATGCACCCGCGCCGGCTCGGCTTCCTCCTGAAGGGCAAGGACACGGCCACCAACTACCTCATCAACCGGCCGGGGACCTTCCGGGCGCCGAACTTCGACCCCGCGCTGAAGACGGTGACCTCGATGTCCAGCGGCATCGACACCCCGCCCTACGACCTCTTCGGACTCCCGATCGGGACCAGTGCCAACATCCCGACCAACGCCAACTACGGGTCCTCGGGCAACTCCGACCAGGACGTCGTCATCGTCGGCAACTGGAACGAGGCCCACTGGTTCCAGCGCCAGGACGTGACCCTGGACACGACCGACAGCGCCGGCACCTCGTGGGAGCAGAACCAGGTCTGGATTCGCGCCGAGGAGCGGGCCGGCTTCACGGCCGAGCGCTACCCCACCGCCTTCGCCGTGGTGCATGGAAAAGGTTTGGCCTCAACAAACGTATAGACGTGTAGGATTCTGGCGATGGCCGGAATCAAATGCGTCTATGACTCAGCGTGCGAACTCCCCGTCTTCAGTCGGCGAATGTGTCGGCGCCACTATGAGATGTGGCGACGGAAGGATCGAGCTGACGCGCCACGGTGCTCGTTTGATGAGTGTCCGCAGCCCGCCTACGGCCTTGGGTACTGCGACAAGCACTATCAGCGGTTCAAGAAGCACGGGCCTTCGCTCGGTTACTCAACGGAGCCACCCGAGATCAACTGGATGCCGGAGGGCCAGGGCTACATCCGCGGCTGGATCGTGGCGGAGAAGCGCTACGTTCTCCAGCACCGCTATGTCATGGAGCGGGCGCTGGGCCGGCCACTCGAATCGTTCGAGCTGGTCCACCACAAGAACGGCGAGCGTTCCGACAACCGCCTGAGCAACCTCGAACTCTGCGTGAAGCTCCAACCGCCCAGTCAGCGCGTCGACGACCTGGTGCGGTGGGCGCACGAGATCATCGCGAAATACGAATCTGTGGCACTGCAACTGCGCTTGCTGTAGCCAACTGCGAGGAGGAGAGCCGTATGTCCTTCGTCGTTCTTCAGTCCGCCCTGGTGGCCGCGGCGGCCGGCACCGACGTCACCCTGGAGCTGGGCGCCGTGCCGTCCGGCTTCTCCCAGGGCTCCTACGTCCCCCGCGCCTCCCTGATCTCGCCGGCGCTCCTCACAGGCGCGACGGCGACCCAGATCGTCTTCACCTTCCAGAACCGGCGCGCCGGTTCGGTGATCGGCACCTTCGCCACCATCACCACGGCCACCGGCACCAACCTGGCGGCCGGCGTCGAGGTCGTCGCCACCGCTGGCGCCGTGACCTCGGTCCTGGCCGGAGACGTGCTGGAGCTGGTGCTGACCCACGCCGGCGCGGGCACGGCCTACGGCGCCATCCTGGCCAAGGTCGAGCTCCAGTGACCGACGCGCAGAGCCCGGAGACCGGCGATCGGCCGGCGCCTCCGGGCTCGCCGCCCATCCTCATCGACATGAGCCAGCAGCCGGAGGTGCCGGCTCCGCAGGGCGACCGGCATCTCCTCGGCGCGGTGATCCTGGTTCGCGATGACCAGCGACCGCCTCCGACCGCGGGCGAGTACCGTGCGGCCGGCTACACGGTTCCCGATCACGACGCCGGCCCAGTCGCCGACGACCAGGTCCCGGGCCTGGTCTACGCCGACCGCTGGGCGCCGCGCGGGACCGTGATCCTGCCGGCCTCCGAGGCCGGAGAGCCGCCCGCCGAGGCGGCGAGCGAGGAGTCCGCCGAGGTCGAGGTCGAGAAGTCGGAAGCGCCCGCCGCGGAGCCTTCCGACGAGACGCGAGAGGAGGCTCCTCCCGTCGCGTCCCCGGAGGAGCGCGCCGAGGAGGCTGGCCGCCTGGCCGCCGAGGCGGACGAGCCGCGCTCCGCCAATCCCCACGACCGCCGCACCACCGAGGGCAAGGCGTGGGATCGGGGCTGGCAGTCGGTGCAGCCGGCCGACTGACGGGAGGGCGCCCATGTCGATCGACTGGACCTACTGGCCGTCGGACCCCACGTGGTCCGACTCGTCGTTCTGGGACTACCGACCGCCCTGGGTGCGGCCAGCTCGGCCGGGCTCGATGCGGTGGGCGCTCCAGCAGACGGCGGCGCCCACCGTCGAGCCGGTCAGCCTCGTGGAGGCCAAAGACCACCTGCGCGTCGACGTCACGGACGACGACGCCGTCGTCCAGAACAAGCTCATGGCGGCCCGCGACTACGTCGAGCGCTGGACGGGCCTGAGCCTGTGCCAGCAGACCTGGAAGCTCTACCTCGACAGGTTCCCTCCGGCCGACCGCTGGGAGTCCTGGCCGTGGCGCGCCGCACCGAACACGGTCCTCCTCCCCCGCTGGCCGATCCAGTCCATCACCAGCATCCAGTGGACGGACCTGAACGGGAACGTGACGACGATCTCGAGCAGCGACTACCTCGTGGACGTCGTCAGCCGGCCGGCGCGCATCGTGCCGGCCACCGGGAAGTCCTGGCCCTCCACGCCCGCCCTGGCAGCGCAGAACGGGGTCGTGGTCACGTTCGTGGCGGGCGCCGCCAACCCGGGGACGATCCCGCCGAGCCTCGTGCAGGCCACCCTGCTGATCCTCGGCGACTACTACGAGAACCGTGAGGCGACCGTGGTCGACGTCCGGGTGTCCGCGCAGACGCTGAAGGCGGCCGAGCTGCTGCTGGGCATCCACCGGCCGGTCCTGGTGGGATGAGAGCAGGCCGGCTCCAATGGCGCGTACAGCTGCAGCGGCATGCTCCAACGACAGACGCCGAGGGCTCGCCGGCGGACGACTGGGCCACCTTCGCAACCGTCTGGGCTGACGTCCAGCCGCTGACGGCTCGTGAGCTGCTGGAGGCGGCCCAGGCCGAGGGCCAGATCTCGCACCAGGTCACGATCCGCTACCGGCGTGATGTGACGCACAACACCAGGCTGCTGTTCAACGCCGGTGACGGAGCCGGTTCCCGGGTGCTGGACGTGGTCGCGGCGCCCATCGACGTCGGCATGAATCACCGCGAGCTCCAACTCCTCTGCCAGGAACGGCAGGTGTAGCGCAGCTCTCAAGGAGGCCCCGTGGCAGTTCTCACCTCACCGACGATCAGGTTCGATTCTGGAGCTGGCGGGGGCACGCCGCGCTGCATGGTGGCCTCCTTCCAGAACGTCACCACGGCCGACACCTGGGATGCGAGCGCTGGCATGCCGTCGGGCGTCGCGCCCTTCACGACTGTGACCGCGGCCCTCTTCGTCGCCACCAGCAACCGGACGGCGACGACCACGCTGTGCACGATCGCCACCAACACCAACATCTCGCTGCTGGGCACGGGCATCGCCCGGGATTCGGGGTTCCTGTTCCTGGTCGGGGAGTAGACGGCGCCCCCCTGATGGCTGCCTCCATCACCGTCGACGACCGCGCCTTCCTGGCCGGCCTGACCGCGGCCGCCCGCCAGCTGGAGAACGACGACGGTGCCGACTTCCTGCACGAGCTGGGTCAGCGCGGCGCGTCCATCGCGCGCGCCCGCGCGCCGCACGGTGCGACCGGAGGGATCGTCGCCGGCATTGGCGTGCGCGCGGGCCGTGACGTCGGCGGCCCCTTCGTGGACTTGGGCGTGCTGAACCCGCCGGAGCGGCGAGAGGACTTTTTTCAGGAGTTCGGGACGGCAAAGGACCGGGCGCAGCCGTTCATGCGCCCCGCCCTGGCCGCGCTGGCCGGTGGCGTGGCGGCCGGCGGCGGCAGTTCCAAGCGCAGCTCGGACGTGCGCTCCCGCGGCGTCGCCCTGCGCGCCAGCAAGCGCTCCACCATCCGGGGCTTCCGCCGCCGGGGAGGCATCACGGCGGCCGAGGCGCGGGCGACCAGTCGCTCGGTGAGCAGCCACTTCCAGATCCGCCGCAACAAGACGGGCACCCGAACGTGGATCTCGAACACCAAGATCCGAGGCGGCCGCTCGTGAGCTTCACCGATCGGCACTACGCCGCCCTGCGCCTGGTCAGCGAAGAGGAGATCGAGGGCGACTTCG